GCCATTCTAAGTATATAGTAGATATACCAAGAGACTATTACGACAAGTATTGCTACCATAATAACAACACCCCAGACGATCATTTCGTTTCTTCGATTGCTTCCTTAATAATTCTTTTAAGTTGCTTACCTTTCTTACCAAGACCAACACTGGAATCAATCTTTACCTTGACCCAATAGAGTCCAATAAGAACAGCAATAAATGGGATAGCATCTTTCCATGCAATAGCATTATATGCATTGGCAGCGTCACCTAAAATAGCAAACATAGTTAATCTTCTTTGATACAGTATTCAGCAGCATGTGGGTTATTAAAACCTTTTAGGTCTTCCCTTGCTTGCTTTATGGCATTGTATGCATCTTCTGCATACTCACATATTTCATAGTGATGATTCTGGTTATCGTGGTAACCAACCGTGTAGTGGGACATGATAGTTTCAACTCCATTACATCAGTATTTAGTTTGGTTTATGATCCTTCATTCCTCCATGGTTACCATCTCCTGGCAATTTACCAGTAGCAATATAGGTAACTGCATCTACAGATCCCTGTAGTCTTGTTAAATCTTTTTCGAGTTTTACATACTCATCATACCAACCTTTTATTTCTTCCTGTCTAGCAGTTAGTTGTTTGATACGTTTATCAAAACGTGCCAGTAGTTGCTCTGGATTCTCGGTTGGTTTTGGTTCGGAAGGACGTAATTTCATTGATTTTCTCCATGGCGACGTGAAGTTCTTGAGCGTGCTGAAGTTCATCGTCACGAATCGCTACTATTTTAGCATCGTCAGGATGATCTGTCAAGTATTTCTCATATGTATGTGCAGCATGATATTCAATTTTTTCATTGATATCATATGCTGATACTGGATCTATAGCGTAATAGAAGACCATAATCCAGTAATAAAGCAACACCAAGTGTCTGGCAAATGCTCTATCAATCCAATACTGGTTTCCACCACGGGATTCCATTTCTTCAAGATGTTCTGTTTCATTTAGAGTCTGTTCAAAATGTTCCTTCATTAGATAGGTATGTTCAGGTCCTCTAAGACCCATACTTTCACGATAATGTAACACACTCATAAAAGCAAAATAGGGTGCACGAGCAATTTCCTCAAGCACCCAAAATCTTTGTATGTCTCTTCCTTTGTAAAGATAGTCTAATATAGCAACAGTAAAGTTCAACACTAGACTGTTAAATGCCTTCATACCCATGCAATCCTAGGTAAAACTGTTAACATTATTCCAACCATTCCAAATAGAATGATGGAAGATCTAATCGGTAAATCTTTCATAGTAAAAACAAATCTTTCAATATTATTTATAAGTATATTTACTTATATGTCGATACCCAGATGTGGAGGATCCTCACTCTCTAACCAATTCTTCCAAGACATTCCACTAGTAGATCCTTTGCATGGGTTGATACATTTTGGAGCATCAAGATCATTACACACAAGACCTGCTAAGTCGTGTGGGCATCCCATTTCTCCAGTCATCCAGTATAGTTGACCTTCTAACCATATTGCATTACACTCACCACAAACTTTTAGCAGTTCCATGCACGAAGTGACTTATTAATTCTTGAATCGGGATCTGATGCAGTCTTCTTAGAAGTTAGTTTCTTTTTCATACCTTTCATTCTAGCACAGAATGATGCCCTTCGGGGATTTCCAACCTTTTTGCTTGGTGCTTTAAGGTCAGATCCTGGATTCTCTCTTTCGTAACTTTTTCTTCCTTTTTCGTTAAGTCCACCTGAGGCAGACTTACCCGACTTTTTTGTCCAGGCTGCTCCTTCATCTATCTCTACCTCCTCTTTTTTTACGCAGTTGTTATAGGTTTTACCAAACATTTTTTTGGTTCCCTTTTTCTCATAACCTTTCCAACACTTCTGTCCTTCATCTAAAAAGTCTTGGAAACTTTTCTTACCTTCAAATTCTTCTTTTTTAGATTTGTTTCCCCAGTTCTTAGCACCTACTTTTCTACACTTAACGAGTGCACCTGATGCATAAGCACTTGGCCAAACTGAGTATCTGGATTTCACCTTATGATAACAAGCATCTTTTGTTCCTGATTTTTCATCAAGAGATATCATGGTGACTTCTGTGGATTCTGTTTTCACGTTGATTGCCTTTCCTTTTCTATCTGGGTTAGGATCTTGTTTGTTTTTGCGTCTGAACGCAGCATCCTCTTCTTTCTTATTTAGGTTGCGTTTCATTTTACTGGAACCGCACTTGGGTTTGGTGGTTTGTCCAGGTTGTTTGGCACAGGGTTTCCCTGCGTATTTACCACCGAGTTGAACCCAACCAGGCTTCCCATCAGAAGACTTACTCTTAGAAAACCAGTCGTGCAGAGAACTATCACCACTTTTGTTCTTTTCGATAAGTTCATTACTTGCCATAGTGCATTGCGGGTTTGTTAGTTTTACCTAGTTTACCTTTTCTGACTTTTGTGCCAGAGGTTTCTCCTTGACCAGAAGGATTTTTTCCTGCCTTTGCTTTACCTAGAGTGAAAGACTTACTTGCTTTACCTTGTTTAGATTCAGTATCATGTAGTCTAGCAGGTTTACCTGCCTTCTTAGTGATCACTGATTCTTGACCATGCTTTCTACCGAGGCGACGCATGACTTTGCCGAAACGTCTCTTAGACATTCCTTTTGCAGGAGTCGTTTGGTATGACACCTCACGTCCTGTACCTTCACCTGAGGAATATTTATATTCACCAACACCTTTCTTGTAACCGATGCCTTTCTTTTTGAAATCTTTTTCAAGAGACTTACGTTTTGCTCTGTTTGCTTTTTCATCAGTTCCTCTGTCCGCAGACATATTTCCAGTCGTTTTAGTTTTTGCTTTAGATAACATCCTCGTAGTAGGATTACCTTCGACTAGTTTGATAAAATCTTTGTAGTACATGACTTTGTGGACTTGCTCTTTTTGTGCTAGTTTGTTTGCTGTTGCGTACATAACGCTTTTAGCATCATCACCATAAAGACGATTGAAACTTTTCTTTTTACGTTTCATTGCCTTTACGATTTTTTCTGCCTTCTGGTTAACGACTCCCATCTTAACCTCCGACTACTTGGATCTCCTCAACGATGATCGCTCCAGAACCTGCTGTTATTTTTACAGCACGTTTTACGACTGCTTGATTACCAGACTGACCATAAGTATATGCTGCACCAACACCAGAAGCATCAATATCAGATGTGATAGTGTTACCTGTGGCAGATGCTACCTTCTTACCAACTGTACCTGCTGATAAGAAACCAGAGTTGATAGCAGGTGATGTGCTGTTATCTTCTACTGCTATAAAATCATCAGCAGAGAATGGGTGTGTATCTCTTGTTAATCCTAGACTACTTCCTAATGTATATACTGCAGGGTTCGCGTTTGTTACTTTTGCAATTTTTGCTTGACCAGGTTTTGCTCCTGACTTAAGGAGGATTGCTTCATTTTGTACCAGTGTGATAGCAGGTCCGCCATTAAATGATACTGTAGATGCTGCTGCTGTTGCAAGCACTCTATAGTATCCTGTTTGTACTACTTGATATTCTGTTCCTGATCCAGAAATAGAGTTAGTACTTAATACTTTTAATACAGGCATTGTCGTGTCGTGTTATTTCTTGTCCTTTTTATTTATCTGCTTTTGTTGCTTTAACATTTTTTGTAGATCACTTGTGCTGCCAACGAACATTGCATTAGTAACATTAGTCGGACCTTGCTTACCTTCATCATCTAAATCTTTCATTTTCTTTTGTAGATCAATTAACTTATCTGCTACATCTCCCACATTTTTGATGAGTTGCCCTGCCACCTCATAAGCACGAGGATGATCTGACGCTCGTGCCACATCAAGTATGCCATCTACTGCCTCCTGTCCTTTCATCACAAGATTATGTAGTTGAGCACGAGATACCTCGTAATCATTTCTCACATCTTCTGTTTCTGATTTTTTAAGAGATGGTTTTACCTTCTCTACATGTTTCTCCAGTTCAGATGGTTCTGTACCGAATGCTTCATTTAAACCGCCAAATGGATCGCTCATCAGATTGCCTCATCATTACCACTTACAAAGTTCTTCTTCTTACCATCAGTAAATGATGAAGTCATTTCACCAAATCCGAAGTCATCATCTGCATCAACCATATCGTGATCTGTTTGATTAACTAAGAATACACTAGAACCGTTAGTGTGTGCTGCAGCAGCAGTTCCTTCATATGCTCTAAGAACTGTAAGATTATTACCAGAGATTTTTTGTACTCTGATTAG